TCAAAACCTACGATGGCTGCTAAAAAGAAAAAACCATCAACCAAAAAGAAACTTAACCAACCTAAATAATCTATGTCAGAAGTAAAAACAGTTACTCCCGAAGAGCTACAAGAATTAAAAAAGGTAAGAGACGAGATCGATAGTCATGTTATTACTCTCGGTCAAATTCAGTACCAAAGAATTTTATTAGATTTTCAAGAAGAGCGTCTTAAGCTATACCTACTCGAATCCAAAGAAAAAGAAAGAGATGTTACAGATAAGCTTCTTCAAAAATACGGCAACGTTACCGTAGATATCGAGACAGGAACTATATCCTAAATTAAATTAGGGTTTCGCCACTATAGTACTATTTATTATTAGAAATTAATCAACCCACAACTATGGCAGAAACTTTAATATCCCCCGGTGTTTTTCTTCGTGAAAACGACCTTTCTCAAATTTCACAAGGACCTATTGCAGTAGGTGCTGCTTTACTCGGACCGACAGTACTCGGACCGGTAAATCTACCCACTCTTGTTAGATCCTATTCCGAATATAAAGCTAAGTTCGGCTCTCTATTCATATCTGGAGGCGCTAATTTTGAATACTTAACTTCAATAGCTGCGTATAATTACTTCCAGCAAGGAGGTGAATCCCTACTCGTAACAAGAGTCGTGTCAGGTACGTTCACTTCTGCTACTTCAAGCGTACCTAACGTAACTGGCGCTGCTGCTACTTCAAGTGCAATCACACCAGTACTCCCAGACAATACATTCTTCTTACTAACAGGATCTGCAGTAGGTAAGTTCTTTATAACATCAAGCACAACTCAGACTGATGCTGCCCCTAATTATTATATCTTTTCTGGAAGTACTGTAACTGAAACTGTAACGAATATTAAAGATAAGATTAATACGCTAGTTACTACTTTCGGTATTATCGCGAATAGCAGTACTACGACACTATCTTTAACTGCAAGTACGGTTGGTACAGCAGGCAATAGCTATAAGTTCGTATCTGGATCGACTACAACTACTTTCGCTGGCGGTATTGATCCTACTGCAAGCTTTGTGCTTGAGACGATTAGCCAAGGTACTATCATGAACAATGATGGAGGTGTTACAGCCTCCAACAGTGTACTCCCTTCAGGATCAACTAGCAATATTAGGTGGGAGATCACAACATCAGATCCAAGTACTGGACTCTTCTCACTACTTATTCGCAGAGGAGATGATTATAACAACAGTAAAACTATCCTAGAGACTTGGAGTAATCTATCTCTAGATCCTAACCAATCCACCTTTATAGGGTATGTGATCGGTGATCAAACTATTACTGCAGCTGTAGACGTAAACGGAGATGGATATCTACTATATAGCGGTTCCTATCCAAATAAGAGTAACTATGTTAGAGTTAAATCTGTAACTTCAACTACACCGAATTACTTTGACGGATCAGGTAATCCCAAGCCGGAATATACTTCTTCTCTACCTCTAGTAGGAGTAGGTCAATATCAAGGATCCTTCGGAGGAGCAAGTGGTGCACCGTTTACGACTGCCGGAGCACTTAAAATGTTCGATAGTATACCTGTAACATACACTAGCTATGCTAATTCAAACATACAAGGTCTAGCACCTTCTGATTATAATACAGCAATCAGCTTACTAGGTAATAAAGATCAGTATGATTTCAAAACTGTATATGCGCCCGGACTAACCGCACAAAATGCTAGCTCTCAAATAACTAACCTACTCAACCTTGCTTCTACAAGAGGAACTTGTATCGCAGTAGTAGATATGGTGACAGCTAATCAAGAAATCTCAACAGTAACTACACAAGCTACTGATTACGATTCTAGCTACGGTGCTACTTACTGGCCTTGGGTTCAATTAAGATCTGTAGAGACTGGTAAATTAGTATTCTGTCCTGCTTCTACGATCGTTCCTGCTGCTTATGAATATAATGATAAAGTAGCTGCTGAATGGTTTGCACCTGCAGGTTTGAATAGAGGAGGTCTAACTACAGTAATTCAACCTCAAAGAAGACTTACTGTATCTCAACGTGATACATTATATGCCGGTAAGGTTAACCCAATCGCAATATTCCCAGGCCAAGGCACAGTAATCTACGGCCAGAAGACATTACAGGCTAAAGCTACTGCTCTTGATAGAGTAAACGTAAGACGTCTATTGATTGCATTGAAGCGCTACATCGGTCAAGTAGCTGAAACATTGCTCTTCGAACAAAACACACAGACTACACGTAATAACTTCTTGAATAAAGTTAATCCTTATCTACAGTTTGTACAGCAGAAACAAGGCCTATACGCTTTCAGAGTTATTATGGACGATACTAACAATACAGCAGATGTAATTGATAGAAATCAATTGGTAGGTCAAATCTATCTACAGCCAACTAAGACTGCAGAATACATCTTGATCGACTTCAACATCTTGCCAACTGGTGCAACATTTGGACAATAAGTAATCTACGATGAGTAATAGTACTAAAATCCGAATTAGTATACCTAAACAACTCTTTGAATCTGTAAAGATTAAGAGCAGGTTGCTTGAAGAAGCTAAAAAGCTTGAGAAGAAAAAGCGCAAGTAGGTTACATTTTAACAAACAGTATATTTATTATAAATCAATAGACAATGGCAGTACTAGATCCAAACGAAATATTTTTCACCGCCTTTGAACCACAAGTCCAGAACAGGTTCATCATGTACATCGACGGTATTCCTTCTTACTTAATCAAGAAGGCTTCTGCTCCAGGATTCGAAGCAGGTGAAGTCATCCTAGATCACATTAACGTTTACCGTAAATTGAAAGGTAAAGTTAGGTGGAATGACATCACATTAGCTCTTTACAATCCAATCACACCTTCAGGTGCACAAGCAGTAATGGAGTGGGCACGTCTAGCTCACGAATCAGTAACAGGACGTGATGGTTATTCTGACTTCTATAAGAAAGATATTACTTTGAATGCATTAGGCCCTGTAGGTGATATCGTAGGCGAGTGGATAATCAAAGGAGCTTACATCAAAACTGCTACATTCGGTGAATACGATTGGACAGCTGATGCCGCTCTAGAATTATCAGTAACACTAGCGATGGACTACTGCGTCTTGAACTTCTAATCCCAAGATTAAAATTAATAGAAAGTCCCTTGAGAAATCAAGGGATTTTTTGTTTAGTGATATTTATATATACATAAAACACGTTACACGTTATGAACAAAGAAACAGCTACGAAATTAGGTCTCCCGACTGAGACCGTTGAACTTCCCTCTAAAGGGCTTCTCTATTCAAAAGAAAGTTCGTTATCTTCCGGCAAAGTTGAAATGAAATATATGACTGCCAAGGAAGAAGATATTTTAACAAATACCAACTACATCAAGCAAGGTATTGTTTTAGACAAACTCCTTCAATCTCTAATCGTATCAGATATTAAGTTTGACGATCTATTGATTGCAGATAAAGACGCTTTGCTTATTGCAGCTCGTATTCTGGGGTACGGAAAAGATTATGCATTCCAGTACGTAAACCCTTCAACAAGCCAACCCGAGACCGTTACTGTAGATCTTACACAATTAAAAGATAAACCTGTAGACGAATCTAAGCTAGTTGAGAAGGGGAGAAATGAGTTTAAATACATTCTTCCTTCAACCGGTACCGAACTTACAGTAAAGCTATTAACTGTTAAAGATGAAAGGGATATTGATAGAGAGATAGCAGGACTAAAGAAGGTATCTCCAAATAGCTCTTTTGACCTTACTACCCGTCTAAAGCATGTGATTACATCTGTTAACGGAGATAGGACTACCGCTACTATTCGTGATTTCGTAGATAATCATTTGATTGCAAGGGATTCTCGAGCATTGAGAAAGTTCTTGACAGAAGTAGCTCCTGCTACTGAATTGAAGTTTGATTATATCTCAGAGGACTATACAGAGGAGGGTATAGATATTCCTATGGGAATTAACTTTTTTTGGCCTGAGCTCTAATGAAAGGATAGCAGTTTTTGCTCAAATTCATGAGATAGTTTTTCATGGTCAAGGAGGTTACGATTGGGAAACTGTATATAATATGCCGATCTGGCTAAGAAAGTTTACTTTTAACAAGCTAAAGGAGTGGTATGACGCTCAAACTGCCGATAAAGGTAAGTACCTTATAAACGAAGATAATCCAGCTACACAAGTAAGTGTTCCAGATCTAGTACAGAAACTTTCACAAGCCCCTACTTACCATACTAAGACGTCAAAGAAAAAATGACGTCTTTTCTATTTATATAGACAATAGAACATAATGGCGACAGCTAAAGATCCAAATCAAGACATTAAAGGAACGGTACGAGAGACTGCCGAGATAGTTGAGAATACTCTCAAGTCTATTGCTTCGAACATTAAAACTATCTTCGAAGATGCACTCTCCTCTACAGACAATGTCGTTAAATCTTACGGAAAAGATATTCAGAAGAACCTGAATTCGATGGTTAAATCCACGGATAAAATGCTTGAGAATGAAATCAAGCTTAAGATGGGTATTTTGAATAGAAAGGATATAGAAAGGCAGCTTGTAGAGATAACTAAGAAGAGAGAAGTACTTGGACTAAAGATAGCTAATCTAGAGAAAGAAAATCCAAGACTGGCAAGACGGTTAAAGAAAGAATACGAAGCTGCTGTTGCTGCAAGTAAAGAATACGAAGAGTCTCTTAAGGACCAGGAAGATCATTTAAAGAATATAGATAAGCGAGTAGGATTACTAGGATCTGCTTTTAAAGGTCTTGCAAAGGTACCGTTAGTGGGACAGCTTATTAATGCAGAAGAAGCTCTTACTGCTATGAAGTCTAAAGCCAATGAAACCGGTAATAGACTTAAAATTGTGGGAGCTGGATTAAAAGAAGCAGGTAAAAATGCTAGTAGCTTTATGCTAGCAGCCGTAGGTAAAGGAATTGTAGATAGGTTTAAGGCCATAGACACTGCTAATGAAAATCTTGCTAGAAGCCTAGGCACTAGCTACGAAGAGGCTAATAAATTAACCTCCCAGTATGTAAGAATAGCGGATGCGAGTCAAGATATCTTCCTAACATCTACTAAGTTAGCTAAGACTACTCAAGATCTAGCAGATGATCTAGGCATAGCAGTTCAGCTAGATGATAAGAGATTACAGTTTGCTACTAAGCTTAGAGAGCAGGGCAAGTTCAGTACTGAGTTTACAAATGAAGTTACGAAGCTTACTGCAATGCGCGGTGAAGACGAAGAGAAAATACTTGAACAAGCTAATGCACAGATAACAGCTGTCAAACTTCAAACCGGTATTAATCTCAACAATAGAAAAGTTTTAGAATCTATTACAAAAGCTTCTAGTGCAATCAAGCTTAACTTCAAAGGATCCGTACCGGAGCTAGCTAAAGCTGCTGCACAGACTAAAGCTCTAGGGCTTGAAATGAATAGGGTAGATGATATCGCAGGAAGTCTACTAGACTTCGAATCATCGATACAGGCTCAAATGGAGGCTGAGCTATTAACAGGAAAAGCTTTAAATGTAGATAAAGCTAGATACCAAGCACTAACTAACGATACAGTTGGATTAGCTAAAACTCTCGCAGAAGATATCGGTACGTCAGCAGAGTACAGTAAGATGAACCGTATCCAGCAAGAAGGCCTTGCTAAAGCATACGGAATGTCTCGAGAAGAAGTATCTCAAATGCTTCTTGATCAAGAAATCCAGCAGAAGATGAGCGGTCAAAGTATGGCTGATCTTCAAAAACAGTATGCATTAAAAGTAAAAGAAGGTAAAGAAGAAGAGTTCTTAGCAGAATTAGGAAAAAAAGGATTACGAGATCAATTTGAACAAAACAGTCTACAAGTAAAACAGCAAGCTATACAAGAAAAGCTAGCGAGCTCTATGGATAGTTTTGCTAAAGCGTTAATACCTATAGCAGAACTATTTCAGAACATACTTGGATTTATAACAAAATTCCCAGGCCTGATTAAAGCCGCTACAATAGCCCTTGTAGCCTTTAAAGCTGCTTCAATGTTCGGTAAAGGGTCAGTACTTGGCGGCGGTGGACTTGGAGGTATGGTAGGCGCAGCAGGAAAAGGAGCAGGTGGTGCTGCTGGTGCAGCAGGAAGTCTAGGCTCGATGGGAGCAGGAGCAGCAGGAATCAAAGGATTAGGACCCACAGTAGCTCCAAAACCGCCTACCAGTGCAGCGGGACTATCAATCGTAGGACCAGGATCAGGAGCAGCACCGGCAGCAGCGGCAGCTAAAAGTGGAGGAGGGTTCTTTAGTAACTTGGTTAAAGGAGCAAAAAGCTTGGCATCAAAAATAAACCCGGCTACAGCAATTAAAGCTGCTGTAAAAGACGCAGGAGGTGTCGGCGGATTACTTAAAAAAGCAATTAAAGGCTCTATACTTAATACACTACTCACTGCTGTATTTTCATATATGGATTTTAAGAGTTTGATAGAGAATCCTGTAGATGAAAATGGGCAGCCGTTATCAAAAAGTGAATTAAATCGGAGAGCAGGTAAAATAGCTCTAGGAGGAGTTGGTGGTATACTGGGAGGTATACTTGGTACTGCAGTAGGTGGTCCGATCGGAGCAGCAGTTGGGTCTTTTGGAGGACAGTGGTTAGTGGGTAAGTTAGCAGACTGGTTCCCAGAATTGGGAGAAGCAGTAGGAGGTTTACTTGTACCTGCTGCAAGTCAAAAAGCTGCTGCTGCAAGCGGTACAAAGGAGCTACCGGTTAAAGATTTTGTAATCAAGCCGTTAGGTGAGGATACAGTAACTATGGCAGGCGGAACGAAGCTAGGAAGGACTGAAGAAATGGTCACATTATTATCTAAGCAAGTCCAGCTACTCACTGCCTTGCTGGGTAAAGACACTACCATCAGTATAGATGGCCAAAAAGTAGCTAATGTAGTTGCGAGAAACGTACCAACCACCTACGGTAATTTATTAAATCCGGGTGCAAGTACATATCGAAAATAATATAATACAGTATAGAAATGCCACTTCTTGATTTAGTAACAGATTTAAAAAGCTTAAAATATGGCCAAGATAGGCCCGGCGGGGGAAGTAGTGGACAGCCTTATATGCAATTTCCATTACCAGAAGCTGCTAGTGAAGAAGTAAGACAGTATTACGTAAATAATAGAACTAATCTAGATTTCCCATTAAGAGGAGGCGGCTTTAATATAGGCTTTGATGGACCTTACGTCGGTCAAGCAGCGAAGTACGATAGAGAGCGTATTCAGAAGTTCTTAAATGATTCACCTCGCGGACCTATTTTTATTCTTAAGCAACAAGCTCTACAGCTCTCTAATCCTAAACTACAAGTAGGTAGCCAAATCAATCTAGATCTTGGTGTACTTCCTTTTAGGTTCTTAGGTAATCTTGAAAACACAAGGATCTACAATGCAGGCAAGAATACTTTAATGCAAGTAGGCGTTCAAGGATCAGGTATACACTTTGATAGACACGGTAATGTACCTATCAACCCCTTCCAGCAGACTTATGCTTATGTAGCTGATGATAGAATAGAAGGCAATGTAAATAAGAATAGACTTAAGGTATTATACGAGACTAAGATCCTGACTGGAAATAAAATACCTCTTGCATTACAGACTAGCGAGCTAATCGAAACTCTCAATACTTTAGGGATATCTAGAGATAGCGGGCTACTATTTCAATACCCAGGAGGTCCTTCTTCTGCAGGCGGATTCGGATTAACAACCGTTCATAGAAGATACACCACTCAGCTATTCGATCAAAACGTTAGAACGCAAGCTAATTACTATATCCAAAAAGGAGATTCCTACGAACCTGCTTACGGAAGACACCCTAATAATGTAGTACCTCCTGAAAGTTATTTCGGAAAAGTAAGAGGTATCCAAGGCGTAAATAACGGCACAACTGGTAATCCTAACTCAGCAGATACAGTTCTCCGCGATATATCGAATATAAATACAGATCCGAAAGGAGCTGACCTATCTACCAATAGATTAGAATACTTATATCAGAAACTGTTAATAGATATAAATGCAGGCGACGCGTCTGTACTCTATAGGTACTTAGGAGGCCCTGGAGGTACGGAAACGACTCTAAACCGTTATGATAGTACGAATGTGGTTACTGATGCTGTTTCACAGAAAAATATTGCAGGTACTAGTATTGGGACGCCAAACTTACGTAGCTTTAATTATACCTATAACTACAGACAGTTAAACAGTCAACAGGAAAATAGCGATGCTAGTATAACAAAAGACTTCCGGCTAGAAAATAAAGCAGATATTGCGTCTACAGAAGGATATGATGGAAACAATAATATTGCAAAAAAGTACAATATAGGAAATCCAGGATCTAAGCTTCTTAATAGAATAGATTATAGTAAATCTGTCGATATCGGAAATACACCTATAGACATTACGCAAGATTTAGTAAATAAACTAGATGTAGGAGAAGATCCTAAAAACGTATCGGACTTGGTGACGTTTAGGTTCGAAACTATAGAAATAAACAGACCTTCTATACCGATTGTGTTTAGAGCTTTTCTTGCAGGAATAAGTGATTCACATACTGCGGAATATTCTCCATTTAAGTATGTAGGTAGAGGTGAAAACTTTTACGTGTACAATGGCTTTAACAGACAGTTAAGCTTTAGTTTTCAAATAGCAGCACAATCTAGGAGTGAAATGAAACCTCTCTATAGAAAACTTAATTTCTTACTCTCACAACTGTACCCTGACTACAAAGAAGGAACAGGCTTTATGAGAGCTCCGCTAATAAAAGCTACTATAGGAGATTATCTATACAATCAACCCGGATTCCTGACCTCTATGAATGTAACAATTCCGGACGATTCTTCATGGGAGATAGCAAACAATCAAATACAGGGTGCTGATGATGATATGTACCAACTCCCGCAAAGATTGGACGTTGCTTGTCAATTCACTCCAATACATGACTTCTTACCAAGAAGATCTGTACCAATCAAAGTAGGTAATAATACACAGTACTACATAACACCTCTCACTACTCGTAACGAACCAGGTAAGAATAAGTTCGAGATAGGCGATACAAGACTCCTTATCTTGCCTAAAGTAGCCCAGGCATTTGGAGGAGGCGGAGGTAAAAAGAAAAAGAAACAATAAATAGATTCTATTTATGAATAGATACAACGGTATAGAAGTAGTTAAAAATAGCGCAGGAAAAAGGTATTATGCAAATAATATATACCCTGATATCCCTCCTGCAGAAGATGATATCTACGTAATAACAACAGCAGGAGATAGATTAGACATCCTAGCAAATAGTTACTACGGAGATGTTAGCCTATATTGGATTATAGCATCTGCAAATAATTTGCCGGGAGATAGTTTAGTTCCACCTCTTGGACAGCAACTTCGAATACCCGTAGATGTAGAAGAAATTATAAATGACTATTTAGAAACCAATCAGAATAGATAAAAGTTATGGCAGGTAGATCAGATGCACCAAACCTCGTAGGAGATTCCCTAGACGAGACCGTAATTAAGCAGCTTGAAAGAAGAGCTCAAAGGTTAACCCAAGCAGGAGTAAGAGACGGTACAGATATCAGAGCTCTCGGTAATAAAAACTGCTGGGTAAGACTCTCTTCGTTTGTAAACCTTAGAACCAGTGCTGTAACCGAACTAACAAAAGCAATTGGAGGTGAGTTTACTGTAGCAGGAGGAACTAGTTTAGCAGAGCAATGGGTGCTTAAAGCAGAGCAAAGAAACGGTAATGAGCTTAAGTACGGAGTAGGGCCTACCGGCGCGTATGGAAGCGGCGGTATAAGTGAGATCGGTTACAGGCCTATGCCGGGTATCTACTCTGTTAATGTAGAATCACAACCGCCTGCAGGAGCATTACGGTCAGCAACAGTCAAAATCAAGGCTTGGAATCTAAATCAACTAAGTATTATAGATGTACTCTATTTTCGACTAGGATGCTCTATGTTACTAGAATGGGGACATAGTGTCTTTACCGATAATCAAGGAAGGTTAATCAACGGACCTATACCGATAAATCCATTCCAGAAAGGATTAACCAAAGAAAAAGTCCTTAAAGAGTTACAAACTAAACGAAAGGCCTACTCCCACAACTACGACGGAATGCTAGGCACAGTATCTAACTACGAGTGGAATCAAAATCCAGATGGAAGCTACGACTGCACTGTTAGATTAACAGGAATTGGATCTATAGTAGAATCTCTAAAGATTAACGGACAGCAAGCTATGCCGGATGTACAGATAGATAAAGGTGTGGATCCCTCTCAAATAAGTACTACCGACGATTCAAGTATATCTTCTTTTTTAACTAGGTTAAATAATGCATGGGCTAAAGATCTAGTAGATCCTGCATTCTGGAATAGCCTGTTTGCAGGAGGCTTAAATTTACTGCAAAATCCAACAGCAGATTTTAAGTACGGGTATAGTACTGGGCATATGAGCGGAAAGAGTTCTCCAACTGCTAATCTAAGTAATCTTATATACTTTTTAAAAGCAGCTATACAGCAAGTACAGACTAACAATGCAGCCCCGGCTAGCTCAGAAGCTCGATACATAACACTAGCATCTCTACTAGCATTTATTAATAGTTCCTGTACATTATATGACAAAAGTAACGGAGATAAGAAGCCCGCTATCTATATAGACTTTAATCAAAATACTAACTTCTGCTTAAGAATCCCACAGCAATTCTCTGTTGACCCTGGAGTATGTATAGTTGATACAAACTGTAGTGATGGAGAGTACAATGAACTGTTTACGATTAAAGGCTTAGATATTTCAAAAATTACGTCTCCATCGAGTCCTGCGAATGGTAAATTAGCTCCAAACCTAGGAGCTGGATATGTTGACAGTAGCAACGCATTTAGAGGAAAGTTTATGAATATTCTCGTAAACGTAGAATGCGCCAGACAGACTTTAGCAGAAAATACAGATAGCGATAAGAATGTATTTTTGTCTGCATTTCTAAGTTCTTTAATGAAGAAAATTCAAGCCGCTTTAGGTAATATAAATTCATTTGAAGTAGGCTACGATGAAACAGCAAATACAGTCTACATTTACGACGCACAGGTAGTCGATATGGATAAGCGAGCTAGACCTATTCCTACGTTACCTGTCTTCGGATTAGTATCGACAGTCAGAGATTATTCTTTAAAAACAGAAGCAAGTACAAGACTCGGAAGTATGCTAGCGATTACTGCTAGGGCAGGAGCTAGGAATACGGGAACTAACAAAGATGGAGCTGCATTTACTACACTGAATAGGGGGATAGAGGATAGACTTCTTAAAGACATAAGTGCAGACCCTACAACAGATAAAGCAGATGATAAGCCACAAACTGCTACTTCTGGATTAGAAGTAACCGCTAATACTTTTAATACTCAGATTGGAAAGCTTTACGAAATAACAACTGCTAACATAACTTACGATGTAGCATCTGCAGAAGCTATAAAAAATTATTATATAGATGCGATGCTACAGTTAAAAGGTAATATCGTTGGAGACTCAGGAAAAGTAGATAGCGTTGCAGCAACAGGTATATTACCTCTTGCATTAAATATAACATTAGACGGAATAGGTGGCATACCTTTATACCAAGCATTTACAGTTCCTGCTAATAGGTTACCTGCCCAATATCTTAAAGACGGCAAACCGAGAGTTGGATTTACTGTCGCAGGACTCAATCATACTATTGAAAATAACCAATGGACTACTCAAATTAGAGGATTAATGATTAACATCCCTAATGATAGAAGAGTCTACACACCTACCTATAAAGCCCCTGTAAATACAGAACCTAATGTACCTACAGTCACGGCTGCTACAACCGGCGGCACTCTTTCTGGAGACTATATACCTTACGAAAAGCTTAAACCTGCAACCCAACAAGCGATTAATACAGGGCTCGTACTAGTTAGGGAAGCAGCTACATCGCAAAGAACTACCGGTACAATGTGGTATAAGGGTAAGGTGTTAGGATTTGTTGTTGAAGATCCGATACGTACTGTCAAGATAGACAATAAGACAGCTATACCGGCAGGAACCTATGCCGTAACGCTAGATACTACAGCCAATACGGGATTAGTTAAATACTATGTTACTTTCCCTAACACAACAGGTAAATTAGCTTCGCCGGGAGTATTTCCAAGAGTAGGAGATCCTAAATCAGCTGTTAACCTTAATGGGCCCGGTAATTTAACGTTTGGAGGAATTCGAATACATGGCGGTGTTTCTGAAAATAGTTCAGCGGGATGTCTAATTTATTCATCTAAAAGAAATAAGAACGGAACTGTAATTCAAGATATAAATCATAACAAAGCTTTGACACAGCTTATCTATACCAATAAGATAAACGGAATTACCGTAATAAATGAATTTGCATAAACTATATGAGGTACTATCCAGCAAATAGAGTTAAAACAAATCTAAAAACTACAGGAGGCGAGTTTGAACTAAACGGAGTTCCGTATAAAGGATTCTACTACGAGACGTATGAAGGAGAGTTCTATACCGGGAAAGATCCTATACAGGGACCTTCTCAGAAACTAACTAAACCTATAATACCTGGATTCAACACAGACAAGCCACTCAGGATTGTAGACGGTAACGAAGAGTATAATACCATAGCAAATGTAAACCCTCAATCACTTGCAACCTATCAAACACCGCAACCTTTCTTCCCGCAACCCACAGATGAAGACTATGCTCGAAAATCTTTTGTGAGATACTTTGCCAAGAGAAGGGGTCAAAAAGGATATGTGATAGAAGTAAATCAAGCTACTCATGACTCTCTCAGAAACGCTGATAGCGTATATGACTACGTTACCTATGAAACTATAAGCACTCTGTGGCAGCTTGTCGGGCCCCTATATGACGATCGTACAAACAAGCAATACAAGATTGCAGGTATAATAGATACAAATAAAAGGCTCATTGAAGCCAAAGACCCCGTCTTTCCAGGCTTGATAGCCTTTATAGGAGGGGAGTATGCTAAATTTGCTAAGCCTACCAAGAAGTAGTTTGTAGTTTGAATCCGTATGCGTATCTTTATTAAAATGAAGGTTATATGTTCTATATTATCGAAACGAATCAGCAGCTCGCTAGATTGGATCCACAGAAGAGTTGCTATATCGAAATCATTACAGCAAACGATAATTATCATCCAGCACTTAGCTCAGTAAGCCTGATCTACTATAAAGCAGATGATAAAGGGTACATCTTCTCGATAGATCATAGCGAGGCATTTTCATTAAACCTCCAAGAAGTACTTTCGTTTCTTGGAAGCCATAAAAAGGTATACTGTCTAGATCAGAAGTTTACCTCTTATTTT